AACACGAACATTACCAACAATTCCACTTCCTTCTCCAGTTTGAGTCACCATTGGAACATCAGTATATAAGAAGTGACCACTATCAGGAGTATATCCAATGCCAGGATTCACAATAGTTACATCATTTGCACCATTGATTGTTGCAATACCAGCAACATTAATTAAAGTAGCAGATGCATTCAAATTATCAAACTGAGTAATTTTAACGCCAGGTACTAATCCAGCAGCAGGGGTTGTTGATAGTGCTGTTGCCAATCCAACCACAGCTTTTCTAGATAAAGATTGAATTGAGTTATTTGGTAATGTAATTATTTGATCATTACCTTTTTGTAATTCTGGACTGAAAAATCTACCCACGCCTGGAGATGTATTAAACACTGCCTGACGAATTGTAAATTTCAAATCTTCATATTGACTTGCATCCCAAGTAACTCCATTCTGAGATTTAAATAAAGATCCCAAATATGGTTGTTGACTAATTATAACTTGTTGTTCATCAGGCAATCCAACAGTAGATATATCTACTTCACCCATTCTTGATATCCAAACATTATAATTCTCTGAAGCAGATATTAAAACAAGAGCGTACCTCGTTTCACCTTGCAAGTAAATTGGTGAATCAAATGTAAATGTAGTAGCTGCTGATCCATCTTCTGATAAATTAACCTCACTTGGATCTTTAACAACAACACTAAATGGTAGTATTTTTGATGTAGGTAATCCAGTTTCAACAGTTCTAATCTGTAGTGTCACTGGTAATTCATCATCTTTTGTTTGGAAGAAACAATCAACTGATGTGATAAAAATACCACTAGTATCATTAACTGTAAATGTTTGTGCTAATGGATCATCATCTTCAATGAAAATGAATCTATCTCTAAACACAGTTTCTGTTCTAACGACCTCAACTGGAACTTCTCTAATTACTTCAACTTCTCTTATAACATCAACCTCTCTGATTACTTCAACTTCTTGAATTACTTCAACTTCTCTGATCACTTCAACTTCTTCTATTTGTGTCTCAACTATATTTCTTATACCAGTAAGAGATTGATTAGAAGCGACTTGTCGTGTAATCCTATTATTAATAACTCTTTGATCATCAACATTCAATCTTTCAATCTGCGGAACTTTAGTACTCAAGATACTTTCTTGAGTTGTTTCTATCGCACCAGCAGCCGCAAAATTAGCCTCTGCAGCTCCTGTCACAGTTCCAGAAAGATTAGAGTTTGTTGGACTGGTAGTTAATCTAATTGTTTTTGTACCAGTTTCAAATCTAGGATTAACATCAATATTTGGATTTGGTATATTATAAGAAGCTGTCAATGATCCGATAGAATCAGAAATTAATCTAACATCTGTAACTGTAGCCTCAGCACCACTTGTTTGTCCAATTAACTTCATGTTTTTTGTAACATTTCCGAAGAAAGTACCTTGAACTTGAGTTGCAAGACTAAAGGTGTCAACATTCAAAATAGTTGTGGATGTTGAATAAGAAGCTGGAACGCCAGCGCCTGGAACGTAAGGATTTAATGTTAAAGTTTTTGTTGGTGCATTATATGGCCCTTCTTTATGATTTGATGCTGCGAGTCTAAACACAAATCTATCATCACTTGATTTTACTGTTTCACCAGTTGTAAATACACCATTAGTCATATTGACTTCAAGTAATTTTGGTGTGGTGAATAATGTAACATCAATATTGTCAAAGTAAGCATAAAAACGTGTTCTAGGTTTCATGCGACTGGTTATAATTTCAATATTCCTAGATCTCATGAAAGGAACAATATCACGACTTATAATCTTATCTCCCAATGATGTTGATGTAACCACTGGTTTAACTTGATATTGAACTCCATCTCTTGATTGATGTGTGCTTACTTCTATGTCTTGGAATGTTGTGTTGGTGAGAATTGCAGCATCAGTGACAAAATCTTGAGCTGAGAAATTTCCACCACTACCTTGAGGAATAGTGTTTGTTATATTTTGTTCTGTAGCTATACTATTAGCCTCTGCGATAGTTATATTGCCTAAATTTTGTCTATTTGATTCAGACCATGTATCTTGAACTCTTTCACCAACAAAGTCTGTTTGCCATCCACTCCAATCAACTTCACTAAATCCAGTCTGAACATCAATCCCTAATTCTTGAATTGCCTGATCATACTCATCAGTTTGTTCGATTACGTTTGCATCTACTCTCTTAGTATCTGTCCAAGTGTCAGAATCTGGATTTAATTTAATATCTCCCTGATAGAAAACAATTAGATATGGATTAACATTTTCAACTCTTGACGCATAAATTTGTCTTAGATATTCTTTTTCAGAATAATTTAATGTTAAAAGTCTACCTGTTTTTTTCACATTTTGACCATCAATATCTGTCAAGAAATTAATATCTAATGTTGGATTTGCAGTTGTACCGATTCCAATAAAAGATTTTGAACCAACGATTAAATCTAAACAAGTTGTGTAATGCCCTGGCCTTAAGTATCCCATTTTTGCATCTGTACTTGCTGAGAAATCTGGATGACCAATTTGATGAGCATCATGTTTCTTAAAATTATCTACAAAAAATCCTGATTTAAATCGATTTAAACCATTTGCATCAGTAATTTGTAAAGTAGCAGTATCCTGTTCAAGAAGAGAGAGTGCAGTATAATATTCAACTTGTTCGAGTCTTTTTTCAAGTCTTCCAATATCAGCCATTGTGAAACGTTTATGTTTCGTTCTCACAATCTTAATCTTATTAGGATCTTTTACAAAAGCTGGTAATGAGATAGACGCAACCTCTATTGCATCACTAATTGGTTGTGGTGGTTTAGGATCATCAGATGGAACACCTTTTAAGTATGCAAATTCACCAGCTTTAGTTACAAATAATTTATCTTTTCTAGGTAAGAAATAATCATAACTTACAACTATATTTTCATCTGGAACTAAAGGATTTGGAATATTATTTTCTTGTGATGCAAAAGTCCTAGATCCAAAATCAAACGGAGATATTGTTGATGATACATTATATCCAGCAACTCTAGGACGAATATCAATTAAATCACTTGTTGGAATACCAAATGTTCTATCAATAGGTATTAATTTTTCTGATCCCTCTGGATAACTTGAGGCAGTAAAGAAATCACCAACATCATCTGATGTGACAAAGAAATTTTTAAATACAATTTTTAATCTGTTTGTTGGCGATCCAAAATTCCTCTTTCTTTGAATGAATGAGAAGTCGTAGTAGGTTGGTTTTATATTTGTTGTTAAAGAATATTGATTTGTAATATTGCGATCACCCTCTGTGGTTGCAGTTACAAGAGCAGTGATTCCTGATTTTTCTGTTTTAATTTTTTCACCAACATCAAAGACATTTTGATTTAATAAAACAATTCCTAATGTGGTTACGTTTGGTTTTTCAACAACTAAGCCAACTGCATTACTCGCTAATCCAGTAATTTTTTCTCCAACTACTAAATCAGAATTATTTCCACTAGGGCCATCGTACGCAGTTAAAGTTAAAGCAGGTAGATCAGGATCTCCAGCATCATTTGATTCAATAACTGCAAGTAATTCGCAAACGTCAGGAACATTTAAAGATATTTTACTATCTTGAACTCTGGTTCCAAATACAGAACTTGATGTCAAACCATCATTTAACGTATTTGTTCCAATACCAGAAGCTGATAGAGTGGATTTACTAACAACTAATACGTTAGAGTCTTGTAATTTTTTCTGTTTAGTTTTAACTTTCGATTTAAGAACAGTTGCAAATAGATTTGCCTTTCCTGATGACTTACTTAATGCTACAAACGTAACTGTTTTCTTATCAGCAGCTATGGTGATTTGACTTTGCTTTAATGGTTCAACTGATCCATCATCATATGATATGAAATATCTTTCTTCATCAAATGGTTGGAAAAATAAATCTGCACCAGCATTAGGTGATGTGAATTGATTATTTGCAACTGTAATATCACTATATTGTTTTCTTAATTGAATTGTTGTATTTGTGACATCAAGACTTTCAAGATTTATATGACTTACTGGTGTGACAAGACTATTTGAACCTACTCTAAATGAAGGTGATCGAAGAACAAGATCATTTACATCAATTGAGCCTGGAATTAAACCATTAGAAACTCCACCATTACATATACCAGTTACTGATGTAACACCAACAACATTAATTGTATCTCCATCAGTTGAAACTCCTGTAATTCGATTGAAACGAGGAATAGTTTCGCCAGGCACAGTATAACTTACGATGTTATTTGATGTAATAATGCCAGCAAAGTTTTGACCAGTTGCAGTAATGACACCAGCGTTTCCAGATGTGTTACTTAATCTAAAGTTTCCTGATACAAGGTTACTAAGTCTATTAGTCTTATTAAGTAAGATGTCAGCTTCAAATGTGGATACACCAACTGCACTTTTTACAGATTTAACATCATTAAATGTAAAATTATCAACTTTTGTAAGAATCCTTCCATTTTGAACACCGTTAATTAATATTGATTCATCTTTTAAAAATGTGCCATTTACATCAATTAAACTTAAATCTGTCACATTTGTACCAGCAGATCTAACAAATCCTGATGCACCACTTCTCACACCTTGAATATGAGTTCCAAGTGTTACAGATGTAATCGCAGTTCCAACTTTAACATTTGTAAATGTTTTTATATCAAATAAACGAGCTTCGTATTGAGTTGTTTCATTTAAAAAACTTGCAGATTGTGCCTTAAAATCGTAAAGTCTTGCAAGTCCAATTTCTGCACCACTACCACCTCTTCTTTTATCAAGCAATGCTACAGTTGCAGTGGTTCCAATACCTAAACTAGGAGATCCAAAAATATTATTAACAAATAAAGGATCGCCTGTTCTGTAAGTTACAGCTTCCTGTTCGATTGTTTTTGTGGTTCTTGGTTTTGGAACATCTAGAAAAGCACTTGCAATTCTTTCAACTTTGTATCCTTTTACATAAGCTACGCCAGGTGATATTTGAATTGTGAGTAGGTCATCTGATGGTATATTACCCTGAGCAGTTTTTTGTTCTGATGTGTATATTCCTTTATTTCCAATTTGATCATTTAAAGACTCTTTCATAAACACTTCAAAAGGTCTGACATAATAATCTCCAGATTCATCAAATGTTCTTTGAGCTAAAGTATCGTTAATTAAATTATATTGAGTTTCATCCACAAATGTTTGTAATTGACCCTGTGCAACACGAGCAATTTCAATAAAGTTTTGATCATTTGTATCATTAACATCTTTTTTAGATAAACTAATTTCAATTTGAAGACGATCTGCGCCAGGAGCAGCAAAGTTTGTAAATCCAGAAGCATTATCATTTAATGATGGATCTTCATCAGCACTAATAAAATCTTCTTGAACATTGAATCCAATACGATATGTTGGAGCGTTGTTATATTGATCTAATATTAAAGTTTCACTTTGAACTTGAGCAAAAGTTCCACGAATAAAATATACACCTTCTCCTATGGACATTGCAGATCCAATCGCATTTGCACCAAATGCTAAAGTGTTTGCAAATGGTTCATTTGCAGCAATAACACTTGCACCATAAACTATATCTTTATTTGCAGATAAACTCTCCCCATCACTAAATTTTTCAGTGGTAAAATCATTACCAGATTGTTCATATTTAACATAAATGGTTAAATTATCTCTATCAGAATCTTCTTTTGATAATATTTTTTTAATTGTTGCAGTTACACCTGATCTTGCACCTGTAATTCTTAATCCAACTAATTGACTTGTATATAATGATACTGGAATACCTAAAAATGTATCTTCAACTTGAACACATGTAAAATTACTATCATAACTTAGGTTGCCTGGAATTACTTTTGAACCCTCTTTAAAAAAGTGAGTACCAAATTGTTCAATCTGATTTTGTAGAATTGATTGTAAAGTGCTTAATTCTCTCGCCTGAACTGGAGCTCCTGGCTTGAAAAGAACTTTATAAAAGTTTTTATTCTTATCAAAATCGTCAAAATATGGCGATACGTTTAGATTGGTTTCCTGTGGCATGATTTTTTAAAATTCCAGTACGATCTTGATGTCTTCTTTCTGCTGTGAACTGCGAGTAACAGCAGCTCTATTATCAACGTAAATGATATCACCGCTATATTTTTTCACCTCTGGGTTTGCAACACCTTTTACAAAACTCATTCCTAAGTTATAAGTCCTACTATTTATTGACGTAGAAAGACCAGGCGATAGAGAAGTTCCGAAATTGGTATCTATATTTAGATTACTTGTTCCGCCAAATACAGTTGTTCCAGCACCTGTAGCAGGATCAGCACTAAATCTGAACAATTCGTAACCATATGAAGGTGCAGTTCCATCTGTTGATATTGCAAGTCTTCGATCTTGCCAATATTTAAGAACTCCAGTTGTGGCGTCCCAATTAATTACACGTCCCACAGCAGTTGATCCAATACCAATTTCTTGAGTCACCTCTGAGTCCGCAGTGAATGTTGTGGTTGTCGATCCAGCACCAGTAAGTTTTAACGCATAAACAGCACTCGCTTTAGAGAGAGTAAGTTTATTTTCTGATCCAAATGCAAGAGGATCTCTACAAAGTCCAACACGAGAGAATTGGTTTCCTGTAATAAAATCTGGGTTTGACGCATCGTTTTCTAAACGAGAATATATTAAAACACGATTCGCACCCAACTCTCTGTATATATCAGCACCATGTCCATCTTGAGGAGGGACAATTACATTAAATGCAGCGTCTGTAGATCCTGATGGGTTTGTAAGACCAACATCACTCAATCCAACAGAGCCAAAAGTATAGTTAGATCCACCGTTAGTTATTTCAACTGAGTCAATTTTACCAGCAGCGTTTACAACCACAGAACATCTACCACCACTTCCATCTCCCTTGATTGGAACATTGTTATA